CTGACTCCGGTCGATGCCTCGGCAAGGACAGTCACATCCACGGCCTTCATCTGCACGACGCGAGCCGCGATAACGGTCGAATTGCTCTGCAGCCTGTCGGCCGCTGCCGTCATCACGAACGCCCCTTCTCCACCAGCGGCGGCCATGGTCGGGACGTCCGCTGTCTCGATGGTGGTGTCTTCGAGGTTCCCCGCAGCGTTCAGTCCGGCGAGGCTCGAAGGCGTCGCGGGGACGATCTTGTCCGCCTTGCTCTCGATGTCCTCGTTGCCAGCGCCGAACGCGACGCCGTCAAGGCGCACATCGCAGAGCAGGATGCCGGCGGCCAGGACGCTCGTGAAGCAGCCAACCTTTCGGTTCGTGGCGCTGTCGGTGCCCTGGAACTCCAGCGCGGCGAAGTCGTAGTACGCTGCCTGCCCGATGGCGGTCGTGAAGCCAGCCGCCTTGACGAGGCTCGTCGAGACGCCAGCCACGCGGCCGACGAAGGTCGCGCCGACGAGCGCACTGGTCTCGGGTACGCAGAACATCGCCTCGACGATGGTCGGGGTCCCGCTCGTGACACCGCCCGCGGGGGCCACGAAGCCCTGCAGGGCGTCGCCTTTGATTCCTTGGTTCTTGCTCATGTCTTAACTCCTTGCGATTCCGTTGGGTTACACGCCCGCGTTCTGGTAGACGCCGCGCCAGTCGGTGACGCCAGCGCCAAAGTCGTGCTCGATCTTGAACTCGATTCCCTGGCGCTCCCAGTCCGGACGGCTGGAGAAGCGGGGCATCTCGGCTCCGGCGAGGTAGCCGTACACCATGCTCTGCCACATCGACGAGGCCATGAACCACTTAGTGATCGAGCTGTTGTCAAGGCGAGGCTCGGAGATCGGCTGCAGGCTGCGGATGTAGGACGGGGTCACGTTGGCCGTGGTCGCCGGGACGATGGTCCCCATGACCTGCTCAACCTTGTCCTCGAGCGCCGAGGGGAAGATTAGGTGCGACGGGATGAGGCTCAGCGGGTTGCCGTCCAGGTCCGTCTGCGTGCGGAAGGACAAGCGGCCCTTGCCGATCTGCGTGACGCTCGGTGCTCCGCCAGCACCGCCTGCGGTCAGGTTGGCGTGGCTCGCGTGGAAGAGGGCGATGCCGTCAGCGAGGTTCGCGTTGGCAGTGAAGAGCGCCCAGAAGACATCCAACATCGTGCGGTTGATGGCGGAAGCCATGCGCGCAGGGATGGACCCGAAGGCGCCGAGGTCGTCGTTGATTAACGCCTGACGGAAGATCCCGAAGCGACGCGCGTAGCTCAGCACGGCCCAGGTCTCCTGGCTCTCGCCGAGGGTTCCGTAAGTGATCTCCGCGCCTTCTGGCACGACGGGCAACGACGTGAAGTTGCCGAGCTGCAGTTCCTTGACTTCCTTGAAGTCATTCACGACGCGGCGACCGGCGAAGCTCTCGAAGTTCAAGGACTCCTGCGCGAACGCGGCTCGGAAGTTCTTGTTCGCGGCGTTGGCCAGGATGAGCGGGAAGTCAGAGGTGGAGTGCGCGCGAGCGCCGTCCATCCCTAGGGCGGTCTCGAAGAGCTGCCCGGGTCCCATCGCGTCGGCGTCGAGGCCCATACGGCGGACGCAGTCCTTGGCGATGTCGCGGACGCGCATACCGGAGAAGTGCTGCGCGCCTTCGCTCGGCTTGTCGCCAGGCATGGCGTTGTGCGCCAGGGCGTCAGTCAACGCGGCGGATCGCGCCGAGCTGTCGGTGCCGGAGTCGCCGGATGTGGCGAAGCTTCCGCTGACCTTGGTCTTCGCGTCGGCGGCGGCCTTGAACTCGAGCAGCTTTGCGCGGGCTTCGTGGATGCCGACCGTGGTGTCGCCGATCATCGTTCGGACGTCTTCGTTGTCGCCAAGCCCGACTATGTCGGCGGCGGCCTTGATGTCCTTCTGGCGGGTGGCCTCTTGCGTGGCGCCCTTGACGATCGCGGCGTCGATGGCATCCTGGGTCTCTTTCGCGCGGGTCGCGTCGGCTTCCTGCTTGGCAAGCGCGGCGGCTCGGGTCTCTTCCTCGGTCATGGTGCTGCCCTCCTGGGTCTGTTGCGCCTGGACTCCAGGCTGCGCGTTTCTCGTGTTGGTTCCGCCGTCGAACGGGACTGGAGTTGCGCTGATCTCAAACGGCTTGTGTGCGGCCCAGGTTCTCACCTCGTATCCGCTCTCCGCGTCCTTCGTGACAACCGGTGCTCCGATCTTCTCGTAGCCGTAACTCCACTTCCTGACGATGTCGTCTTTGATCTTGTTTACAAGCTCTTCGTCTGACGGCTCTTTCGAAAGCTTTAGCAGTGCGCGCGCCTCGGCGTCGTCAACGAGCACGGCGGAGCCAGGGACGACAGATCCGAAGACGTCTTCCAGCTTCGGATTGCGCATCCCGTTCTCATCGAATCCGTGGTTGCGCAGGACAGACGCGCCGTTGTTGAGATCGGTCATGTCCATGCCGGACAGTGGCAGGTCCTCGATGTAGACCGTATCAGACCGCCAGTCGTACTTTAGACCGCGGGCTCCAGTCGAGAACGTAACCTCGATGGTGCGGTCGTCTTCGTTCCAGCTGTTCGGGACGATGGACATGGCCCGCGTGCTGTCTGCTAGTCTGTTGAGATCTTCGGTGCGGTCCGCCATTCGTTCACACTCAGGAGTGTTCTACACCAGTAGAGTGTAACGAAGCGATGCACCTGTCAAGAAATAATGTAACGTAACGTTATTCTTCGGCGGAAGACTCTTCCGTGTCGTCGTCGGTGAACCCGTGCTGGAACAGGCCAGCCTCTGACACCTGCGCCGGGTCTCCGTCGCTGACGATCCCGAGCTCTTCGCGGTTGTCCTTGTCGAGCTTGATGTCTGCGTCGACGGCATCCGGGTCCTTGCCGCGGGCCGCGATGAGTTCACGACGGCTGCTCGTCCCGGTCCGCATCTCAAGCTGGTCAGCTTTGGCGTCCGTTAGGCGGTCGGCGCTGACGGTCATCGGCCTCGACCATGTCACGTTGTAGAGCTCCGCGACGTTCGGCAGGAGCCCCGCCACGATCGCCGCGTCGACGAACCACTCCCAGATCGGGTCAAGCGCGAGAGGAACGAAGACCAGTTCACGGATCGTGCGGATCATCTCATTCTGTTCGGTGAGCCCGAACTTGATTGACGCGAAGCTGGTCTTCGTGAGGTCGCCAGTGAACGCGGCGTAGGACAGCGGGGAGCCCGCCGCGAGCTCGTGAAGGTGCGTAGTTACGTAGTCGCTGAATCCTGACGGCGCGTTCGGCTGATTGAACTTGACCGTCTTTCCGCCGCCGAGATACGCGATCATGCCGGGGCGGAACTGCTCGACAGCCACGCCGTCTATGTCCGTGACGGCGTCACCGTCTGAGTCTACAGCTGGTGCGAGACCGTCGACGCCGACAGGCGATCCCATGTCTGGGTTCATGTCCTCTACCCACGCCATCGACGACGCGGCGTTTTTCGACCGGTATCGTTCCGTGTCCATGTAGCCATACATATCGTAGAGCCCCGCGATGAGCCCTTGCATCATCGGTGTAGATCGTACCTGCCCGGGGCGCGTCTCGTGCATCAGGTGGAGCATGTCTGCTGCGGGTACTGGAACGATCTCGTTGTAGGCTACCGCTCCGATCATCGCACCCGGGTGCGACCGGTGGAGGTGATAGAACGCGCGCTCCCCGTCCGCGTCGAGCTGGACGCCTTGGATAATCTCGCCTCCGCCCGTGACGGACTGCGTCAGCGTGTGGTCGAGCATGTCGCTCTCGATGGCCTGAATCTGGATCGGGGGGAGCCCTCGCATCTTCACAGACGACTTCCACACGCGGCGCGCTAGCACCTCGCCGGACGCGACGAACGACGTAGCGAGCAGGGATTGCAGCCCGGCGAAGTTGCTGCGGCTCCCTGCATGACACCGCTTTGACCACGCGGCGAAGAGCGCCAGCGCTTCTTTGTCAAGCTCTGGGTTGCCCGTGTTGAGATCCGGACGGATCCCTGTACCTACGATCTTGTTGGCGACCTTCGTGACGGCGCCGCCGTATAGAGGCTGATTGCGGACGGCGTCACGGCTGCGGTCCCGGATCTTCGATAGCCCGGCGTCGATCTCGCTGTTCGCGTCAGAGCTCGTCGTGGTCCACCCGTCCGTCCGGTAGCCACCCGACGCGGAATCATAAGCCCTGGATCCTCTGCGGCCCTTCGGCCCTTCGGCGTCCTCTACGAGTCTCGGTGCCGGCTGCTTGCCTCGGAGCTTATTGAGGAACGACATTGCTACCGCCTCCCATTGCTGAAGCCCGCGACTCCGGTCTGGTGACGCTGAGAGGCAGGGGCGAGCTCTTTCCTGATCCGAAGGATCGTGGTCCACATATCCCCGTACTTGATTTTCTTTCCAGACGCCGCGGTGATCTCGACGATCCCTGCTGCGTACGCGGCCTCAAGCGCTGCTAAGTCGGTGGTCGTGAACGCCATGTTGGATCCTCGTGTCAGTCGAACCAGCCGTCAGTGCTACCGCGAGCCGCGCCGCCTCGACGTGACTTTCCTCGACGTCTTCCGCTAGCCGTCTTCGGCTGCGGCGCGTGGCTCTCTTCGCTTTTAACACTTGACTTAGTCGGTGGCAAGGGTTCGCTGTCGATGGAACACTTGACTTAGTCGGTGGCAAGGGTTCGCTGTCGATGGTCGCGCCGGATG